TTGCCGTTGGGCATGTAGCGGGTTTCCGGGTCACCACCGACGTTGCCAACCAGAATGACTTTGTTAACGCCTCTCATGCTGCTTTCCTCACTTGATCCTGATTGAAGACTTCGCCCGCTCCAGATGAGCGCCGGGTACGTCCTTGCCGTCTTTCAAAGCCCGCGCGATTGCATTCTTGTCAGGACTGGTTTCGACCTTCACCTTGACCAGTTCGTCGGGCAGCTTCTTTTCGTCGTCGATCACGGCGATCTCTCGCCCCTCAACGCAGGTGATGGAAAAGAGGGGGCAACTGATCTTCTTGAGGCCGGCTGCTTCCATGTTTTCCCGCAGGTATTCCTTCATCGAGTCCTGGCGAGCCTTTATTGCCCTCTTCCGGTCGTTCAGTCGCTCTATTTCACGGTCGAGCGCTTCGACGTCGGTATCCATGTTCAGGACGACCGTTGCCAGGGCCTTTCCTTTTTCTTCGAACTCGCCCCCGATTGCTTGCATGGTGTCCCGGACAGCCACCGCCATGCCTTCATCAGCCGTTTCTGCCAGGGCTGCAAGTTCAAGAAACTGCTCGGTGAGCTTGTAGAGTTGGGTCATGCCGCCTTCTCCTCGGTGAATCGCTTGATCTGCTCGGAGAATTCGCGAGCAATGCGCTTGACGCCACTATCGTCTTTGCGCGCAGTGAGCTTGCGCACGGCAACGTCGTGGATCTTCTTGAGTTCGTACTGGGACTGGGCGCCTTGCATCGTCTCGATAATCGATTTGATGTAGGCGAGTCGCTCTTCCTTCGCCTGCTCTTCTGCGGCCTGCTGGTCCTCGGCCTTGGCGATCTGCTCCTCTTCACGACGTGCTTCCACATAGTCGCGGTCGTCGAACAAGCCAAGGAAAATGTCAGCGCTGAACCCGAGCATCGCGAGAGATTTCTTCACGGCGTCCGTTAGTGATTTTTTCGGCGCCTCGGTGTCGGTGGTGATTCCCCACTTGGACCGGTAGGAGAACGGCGTGCAACCGTATTGCTCTACCTCTCCGCGCTTGCCGTCCAATTCGAACCACAGTTTGATGCGCACGGTGTGCCCGATTTCGTGACCAATTAGTTCGCTGACCTTCTTGCCCTCAGCATCGTTGATTTCACGGAAGATCGGGCCGCCCTGGTCAAAGCGCTCCTCGATGACCGTCCAGCCCCACCCGATCCCGACAGGGCCGAACATCTGGGTAGCCTTCATGATCATGTGCTGGCCGCTGATCGACGTGATCTGCTGACCATCGACTTTTGCGCTCTTGGTGGCCGATGGGTCAGTTGCTTGAACCTGATCCCATAGCCGCATGTTTTGGGTATGCATGAGTGATCCTCGCCGCGCATGCGCAGCCAGTGAAGGGAGGGTTAGGCGGTTGGTGTTTCTGGCTTGCTGAAGGTGCGGATAGTCACGGTCTTCTGTTCCTCAACGCAGTCAAGGAAGTAAGCCTTATCCATCCAGTCGATGGCCTCTGGCTCGCCGTGCTTTCCGCCACCATACCAGTAGGTCCAGCCGACCCATTGGCCATTGACCTGAGTGGCGACTGATTTCGACTCGTAGTGACGCGAGTAATCAGGCTCGATGTTCGTCTCGACGTCACCCACACGAACTTCGCTTCTGGCATCCCAGTGGGCGTCTTGTTCGACGAGGGCGTCATAGCGCGCTTCAACCTCATCAGGCGAAAGATCGCTCTGGAGTTCGGCGTTGTCCCAGCGTGCAGTGGTTTGGAGGATGGCGAGTTTGATGAACTGTTCGGGAGTCATATCGTTCTCCAGGTAGAAGGGGAAAGGCGCTTACGGCGCCACTCGGCAGCGTCACCCCTGCGGGATGAATAGCGTTGCGCTAGAAGCCGCTGCTGCGGGTGTTTTCTTCATGCCGCCCACCGCCCGCTGGGGAAGCCGCAGTTATCCGGATTACCGGCCTGCTGCGGACAGGTGCGTAGCTTCTGCGGTGATGATGCCGCCCCAGATCGGGCCGGCTGCCAGGATGAAGAGGTACAGCAGGCCGCCGAAGAGGCTGCCTATCCAGATTGCTGTGCGGCGGGTATTCACGGCGTCACCCGCTTGAACTCGACGACCCAGACCCAGGGATTCGCGGCCCAGGAGTCGGCGCCGTTGATCGACTCCCACAGCTCGCGCCATGCGTCGAACGGATCGCACCAGTTCGACGGGTGAGTCTCATCGCGGAAGGCGCTGTAGTAATGCGCGCCATCCCCGTGGTGAATGCGGTTCATTCCCTCGGCCAGATAGCGGCTCTCGAAAGCCGTCTCGCCCTCTCCATCCTGCAAGCGCTCGACCCGGACGCTGACGATCTCCAGCAGGATGCGGGAGGCCCAGCGGGGCATGTGGATACTTGGCTTCCATTTGCAGTGGAAGTAACCGTCGGGATCGACGTATTCGTTGTTGTCACCGCTGGCGCGATAGGCGCAGTGCGCTTGGTCCTGGAACTTCGTCATGTCCTTCCACCATGACTGGTTGGCGGCCTGCTCCTCATCGGAAATCAGTGGCCCTTGCCATGCTTCCCGCACCCACAGCCGATCGCCGGGCTGGCCGTAGGGGCATGCTCGGTCGACAACATGCTGAGGCTCGTGCTCCAGCACCAAGGCGCCCGGGGCGTAGATGTTTCCTAGATCAGGATGCTTGACGGGCTTTGCGATGCGCCGGGTGACCGTCTTCCGGCCTTCCAGGATGGCTCGGACCATCTGGTCGTTGAACAGGATTGGCCGCTCTTTCATTCCTCTTGCTCCTCAAGCTTCGTCAGCCGAGCCAGCATTTCACTGGTTAGCTGCTCATGGTCCTCTTGGCTAAGGACAGGCATGGGCACGAACAGAACGCCCGTATTTTTTAGCACCTGGGCGGCCTCTATGGCCCTGCGGAGTAAATCGACTGGTGCGCGCTTCATAGCCCCGCCACCTCAACAAACGCCACTGCGAAGGCCAGGATGCTGCCCAAGAAAAAGGCCGCGAAGAACGTTGTCTTGGCGGCCTCTTTCAGGTCTATGGTGATTGTCATGGCGTGCGCTCCATGGCGGCGTCGATGTCCACGTAGTCGTCGTACTGAATAGTTACCGTGAAGTCGCGCTTGTCTTGCAGGCACCATTCTTTCTCTGCGCGGCGCTCAACCTCGTCCATTATTGGGCGCCATAAGGAAAGCTCAGCCTCAGCAGCGATAAGTCGCTCAGCCAGTTCATACAGCGCAGAGATGGGGCACGGAATCGAATCCATGCAGCCATCTGCCAACTCCGCCAACTGCTCATCACTGATCATGCTGCATCCTCCATGTTCTGCTCTGCGATCATTTCCAGCACCAGGCCTGCGTGCGGCTTCAGGAGTCCGAGCGCGATGCGTTCAGTGATTCCCTGGTGATGCTCAAGGTTTGCCGCGCACTCTCGGGCGGTAGAGGTGAACTCGTCTTCGGCGGCCTGGAACATCTGAGCCAGCCAGCATTCTTCGTCAGCCTGGACGAGTTTCAGCAGTTCGGCCTGCACCCGTTCGGTAAGAGTGCTGGCGAAGACCACTACGCGCTCGCGCATGGTTTCGATCTTCACGTCCATGCCGCACCGCAGATCGTTGACTGCGTGTTCTGCCCAGTCGCAGAACTCATCGGAGTTAGCGGCGGGAGGGGTATCGTCAGGAGTCGCGTCGTCATGTAGCGACTGGGCGCATTGAAATGCGGTGCTCATGTCTCACCTCAGTCGGTGTAGGCGATGTACTTGAACTGGCCTTTCTCTTCGTTGAAGTACTCGAAGCGGCCGCCAAACGTCCCGATCACGGCTTTTTCAACCTCGGCGCGCGAAGTGCCGATGGGGAAAACTCCCTTCTTGATCATTGACGCGCCCGAATGCGGTTCCCATGTCCAGTCGATTTTGGTTGGATCAAGCACGCGAGGTTTGCTTTCAAGGAAAGCCCCCCTACCAGCAACGTCGAGGGTAATGATGTGAATCTCGCGTACACAGAGCGGATCGTCCGCCGCGCGCCAACCGCATTCAGGACAGCACATGTCCGCGCTCGTATGCGCTGCGCACCGAGGGCTAATATGGCAACTGCAATTCTCTACCTTCTCCAGCTCAATCACCCCCTCGCAGCCATCGCGGTTGCAGATGGAGCCTTCCTCGTATCCGAGTTCTTTCATGTCTCACCTCGCGTTCGCGTGCATGCGGCAGCGTCCTGTCTCGCTGTCGTCATACAGGCGATGGAAAGTGAAAGCCCGGCAACGTCTGCGCCGGGCTTTCTGATTGGCGTGTTGTTTTTGGCGGGAAGCGATGCACCGGATTGCATTTGGCTCCCCGGTGGTACATCGCCCTAACCAATGCCGACGCATCGGCCTCCCAGCGGTTCGGGTACGCCATTCAGGTTGCGCCGATTCCGGCAGCGCAAATGAAAGCGTGATCCCGATCAGGATGATCAGAAGCATGTCGATTCCTTGGCGAAAAAATGCCCGGACTTGCCGGGCTAAGAGGGGTAGGGTATGAAAGTGATCTGCGCTGCCGGCTCTACTTGAGCTACCTCCACCCTCTGCGGTGGCGCGCTAAGCATCAGCACTACTACTACGTCAGCGGCGTGCACACCGCTTATGCCTCGTTCGTGCCTACGCAACCCTTCACGCCCTCGCGATGGGCCGTTTACGGGTTCACAGATGCGCTACAGCAGCGCAGATCACTATCATTGGTAGGGTGGGGATGGCCGGTGAAGTCAGTCGTGCCGCTCGGTAGCGGTGGCCTTTGCGATTGCGCTCCGGGCTGCTTCCCAAATCGCTGGGGTGGTTTGCTCGCACTCAACCAGAGCGACCAGGGCCTCAAGCAGGTCGGGCGCGGCGGCGATCAGCTTTGCGTTTGCGATCGACATAGCAACGTCTTCCGCTATGTTTTGTGTAGTAGGCGAGGCCGCATTAACGTTGGAGCAGATACACTTACCACCACTGAAGACTCTGTTATTTCGCTGCTCCCATGGCCCTGGCGTGTACGACTGCTTGCTCATTCTGTTCTCCTGCCTGTCAGGCGTCTTGCGGTGGTTCGGGTAGGGGCATCCAGTTGGTGGTTTCAGGCCGTTCTACATGGCCCGGTCCATCGGCACAGGTTTCGATGTGCTGGCAAGCGTCCTCGGCCAGCATCCAGAAACCGCCTTCATCCGATCCTTCGTCAGATACCCAGCGGTCGAACTCGAGAGCGAAACAGCCCCAGCCAGGCCACTTTCGCCAGACCATGACTTCATCTGAGTTCTCCGGCATACGGTCACTACACTTGATCCACTCACTCATCTCTCACCTCACCAATACATAGTCAGAAACAGCACCACGAACAGCGCTGCGAACTCGCCAAGGTCTGGCATGGATTCCTCTCTTGCCCGGGGGCTGGTGTTCGTTGATTTCCTCGATGCGCCTGTCTCCAAGCGCATCTGAGAAATCTGTTTTTCTTTCCCGCAGGCCGCGGACTCTCCCCGCCTGCACTCATGTTTGTTCCAGGTCTACCTTTCGGCGCTGGTCCGGATCTACGCTGCTCCGGTCGGGTCGAGGCGCGATTAGATGCTGCTTCGCTTTTACCCGTGGTCACCTTTGGCCCGGTGACTCGCTAAGGGCGACCCTTTCCAGGGCCTGGCGCTGCGTTGTTCTGCGGCGTTGAGTGAACTATAAGCATGCTTACACATGGATGCAAGTCCTCTTACAGATTTTTTTAAGGGCAAAAGAAAGCCCGCTTATAGCGGGCTGCTTTCTGACGGGCGGCTTACCTTCTGGTTATGTACGAACCGATGATCACCCCGATTATCTGGACATCTTCAGATATCTCGGTCAGCGGGTACTGAGGGTTGAGTGGCTTCAGGTAAAGGCGGCCAGACTCCCTCACGAACATCTTGAAAGTCGCCTCGTTGTCGGGGTGTAGCTTGGCGATCACAGGATCACCACTCTGCGCCTCGACGTCGGGATCTACGAAAATCACTGTCCCTTTGGGGTAGCTCTCCGAGCCTGGGTAAGGGCTCGTCATGGAATCACCATCTACCCGCAAAGCAAAGCCCCGCGGACCGATCCTGTCCGGGCAGGGCATCCATTCCTCTGCGTCGCCTATCGCGTACAAGTCTATGGCCTCACTCCAATTTCCGGCAGAAACCCAACTGATTACAGGGATAGCCGTGAAGCTCTGAGGGTAGACGTTGATCTCAGATATTTCACTTTTATTCTGTGTGGTTTTTTCTCCTCCACGATCCGCTCCGGGATCGAACATCTCTCCCTTTCCAGAGATCAGCCAGTCGACCGAAGACCCGTAGGCCTTGGCGATCGCCATGAGGTGTTCGTTTCGGATGCTCTTCGTCTTCCCGCTGAACCATTGGCTAACAGCGGGATACGAGATTCCGCAGACGTCCTTCAGGGTCGTCTTGATCTGTCGTTTGGGCACGCCACTGCTAGCAAGGAGCAGCTCTATACGGTCAGTTATGTTCATGCCGGAACTCTATAAGCAGACCGTAGAAGCATGGTTTCTTTGCCTTGCACAAAATAGTGTAAGTATGCTTTCATAACGGCGTGTCTTCAGGAGAAAGCACATGACCAAGACCGAAGCGATCAACCACTTCGGCGGCAAATCCAAGCTCGCCGCCGCGCTGGGGATCTCTTACGCAGCGGTTCAACAGTGGGGCGAAGAGATCCCTCTGCTCCGCCAGTACGAGATCGAGAAACTGACCCGTGGCGCCCTGAAGGTGCCGAAAAAACCAAAGGCCGCATAAGGAAATCCACCAGATGTACGACAACCCTAGCCACCTGAAGGACCGGGAAATCAAGCTCCGCGTCGATGAGACGACTTACGAACTCATCGGCGCACTGGCTCGTTTCCACCGCACTCAGAAAGCGGTTCTGGTCCGTGACCTTGTAGAGGCCGCATTGGAACGCCTGGCAGAGAACGATAGCGAACAACAAACCGTGGCCTGAAGGCCCTGAGAGGGGCCGATGGCACATATCAGCACGACGCTTAGCTCGAAGGCCTATGAGTGCCTGGTGAGGTTAGCTGAAGAGAAGGGGGTAACCCCTGAAGAGGCCCTGGCGGATTTTCTGGAGCAGCAGCTAGCGCGAAAGACCAGACCGAATAACACCAGGGGGACAGTCCAGCCATTTCGGCGTAGGGACTGAAGAGGGCCTGACAAGCCCTATCTGAAGACACAAAAAAGCCGGGATTGCGGCCCGGCTTCTTCAACAACATTGCGAGAGGAAGCATAGCAGATGAATTACGGATTTATCTACTGCCTTGAAAACAAGTCCTTTCCTGGGATCTACAAGGTTGGGATGACTGAGCGCTCTCCGAGCACGCGGTGCGATGAGTTGTCCTCCTCAACATCGATTCCTCACCCATTCGAGATCCTCTTTTACATGGAAGTTGATGCCGCAAGAGCCGTGGAAACCATGGCGCATGCGCTGTTTGATGCCTTCCGTGTGAATCAGGCAAGAGAGTTCTTCAAGCTTGATCCGACCGAGCTTTACGAGTCGCTAAAGGAGTTTTGCGTAACTGAGTACACCAGCCCTGACTTTCTCTACATGCAGCACAAAAAGGCAAATGAGGTGACCCAATGAGTACAGTCCTCATGTCGCAGTGCTGGCCTATTCAGGGCCTAAGTTGTGCTCAGAAAGCAGTCCTTATCTCGCTGGCTGACAACGCCAACGATCAGGGTGTTTGCTGGCCAGCAGTGGCCACTATTGCAGAGCGTACCTGCCTTTCTGAGCGGGCTGTTCGTAATGCCATCCGCACGTTGGAAGATTCCCGCATCGTCGAGTGTCATCAGCGCACTGGTCGCTCCACTTACTACGTCTTGACCCCGGCAGCATATGCCCCCGGCAGCTCGTGCACCCCTGCACCAGATGCCGACCACCCCGGCATTTCCTGCACCCCACCCCGGCACGACGTGCAGGGGACCCCGGCACCTGGTGCCCCCATAACCGTAAGAGAACCATCAGAGAACCAAAAGGGAACCAAGAGCGATGCTCGCGGTGCTCGCCTTCCTGCTGACTGGTCGCTACCGAAAGAATGGATTGATTGGGCGCTCGCTGATCGCCCTGAGTTCACTGAGCACAGTGTTCGCCGGATCGCTGAAAGTTTCGCTGATTACTGGCATGCCGCGACCGGGCAGAACAGCCGCAAGGCGGACTGGTTCGCCACATGGCGCAATTGGTTCCGCAAAGAGCGAGCTCCGGCTGGCAACGTCCACCGCCTACCTAGCCGCCACCACGGGTTTGCTGATCGCGACTACACCGCAGGCTTGATCGAGCGGGAGGACGGCACCTATGGCTTCTAACGCCCTGAATCTTGAAGTCTGCGACCTGGAACGCCGTTTCGGGATCGTCTCCAAGACTCCCGCAAAATGCGACAAGCACGGCGAGTACGCGGCTGTTTTCCGTAGGAACTCGGACAAGCCCACCGGTTGCCCTGAGTGCTCCAGGGAGGCTGAGGCTGAAAAACTTCGCGATGAGCAGGCCGAAATGTGGCGCCGGAACGAGCGCGAGCGCATGGAGCGTCGGCTCGCTGGAGTAATGATCCCTCCGCGCTTTCAGGGCCGCACGTTCGACTCATACGTCGCCCAGACCGATGGCCAGCGCAAAGCGCTGAAGGTTTGCCAAAAGTACGCAGACGACTTCGCCGAGAACAAGCGCCTGGGTCGGTGTCTACTGCTCCTTGGCATGCCTGGGACCGGGAAGACGCACCTTGCCACCGCAATCGCCGGACACGTCGTGTGCAACAGCAATTCCGTGACTGCCGCCTACCGAACGGTGAGCGCAATTCTCCAGTTTGTGAAAGGGAGCTTTGATCGCGAAGCCGAGTACACCGAAGCCCAAGCTTTCGAGGCCCTTTGCGCGCCCTCACTTCTGATCATCGACGAGGTGGGGGCAACGAAGCCGACCGACTTCGAGCTTGCAACCCTCTTCAGCGTGATCGATGGGCGCTACCAGAACCTAATGCCGACCATCGTGATTTCGAACCTCAAGGCCGAGGAACTGCCCGGAGCGCTTGGAGAGCGCTGCGTCGACAGGTTGCGCGAAAACGGCGGGGTAGCGGTCCGCTTCGACTGGCCATCGAAGCGCTCGGAGGTGCGTCATGACTAAGGCTCACAACGGGAAGATCAGCACCGAGGGATTGGAGCTTCCAAGCGCCTGCGACATCTGCGGAAAGTCCCGCGCCCACGGAAGCCACGTAAAGTGCAGCAAGATCCGGCAGGCGCAGTACCGGGCGAAGAGGGCGGCCAAATGAAACGCTCCTGGACCGTAATCGTAGGCGCCAAGCGCTTCACCATGATCGTAATGGACGACGGCGACCCGGTAGAGGTCGTGACGAGCATCTGGCCGCAGGGGAGGGTTGAGGCATGAAGACCTTCGAACTCCTGCGGATGGAAGGCCTTCGCACCTACGGTCGCCAGATTGAGGCCCGCACATGGCGCGAAGCGGAAAAACAGTGCCGAGACGGCGAGATCGTAAACGGCGAACTGATCGGTGTGTACGACTGCGATCCGGTAACCGAGGCCGTCTGCACTGCGCGCAATGACGTGATGATTGAGCGCTTGGGGGTGTGCTGTGGCTGACCGCACTTTCCGCATCCAAGGCGCTGCCGGCATCCGTCCGGCTTTCGTCGCGGCCTGGAACCTCATCCAGGGTCTGATGAAAGAAGCACAGGGCGGCTATGAGCTGGTCCTTCGCCCGCTCAAGTCGAAGCGCTCAATTGAGCAGAACAAGCGGTACTGGTCCCTTCTGCGTGAACTGGCTGCCGTGGCATGGATCGACAACCGCCAATTCGATGACCAGGTCTGGCATGAGCAGTTCAAGCGCTGGTTCATCGGCTGCGAGGACGTGAAGTTGCCGGACGGCTCGACCGAACTGCGCGGCATCAGCACCACGAAGCTGACCGTCGACGAGTTCGGAATCTACATGACCAAGATCGAAGCGTGGGCCGCCGAGCAAGGGTGGCCGCTGATGATGCAGGAGGCCGCATGAGCAAGTTCAAGGCGGGGGATCTCGCTCTCGTAATCAACCACACGTTCCCGCCTGTTGTTGGAACCTGCGTCGAGCTGCGCAGCCGTCACCTCGTTGGCCCGGTTGATCGCTCAAATCCGATGGACCCAGGCGTCTATGAGACCCCAGAGGGCGAACCGGTCTGGGTGGTGGACGATCAAGGCGCCATCGTTTGGGAGAAATGGTTGATGCCGCTGAAGGGAGATTTCGAGCCCGAGCAGCAGAAGGCGAAGGAGGAGATCGCGTGATCCTCGCCCAGCGCTCCCAACCCTACCGCTCCCGCAAATGGCTGGCAGCGGTCCACCAGATCGAATGCTGCGTGCTTTGCGGCAAGTACGGAATCCAGGCAGCCCACCGCAATTTCGGAAAAGGCATGAGCCAGAAGACAGACGATTGTCTGTGCGCGGCGCTCTGCGATGAGTGCCATCGCCAGATCGACAACGGCGGGGACATGACCCGCGAGGAACGGCGTGCGCTTCTCGACCGCGCCATCTGCGACACCATTGCCCAGCTTGCGCGCATGGGCCTTATCGATGCGAAGGGGGCGGCATGAAGATCACAAACGTCGAGTGGGTGGAGGGAGCGCCAGAAGAGATTCAGCGCGGGATGCTCATCGACTATTGCCATACGACATGGCTCGTCGGAGACGGCCAGTTTCCGAGTATCACCGGAGAGAAAATCGCGCGCTGGGCCTGGCTGATCAAGCCTCAAGAACTCGCCTGGCTCGAAGACATGGCAAACAAGCACAAGGCGAGGGCGCGGGGATGAGCGAAGTCGTGCAATTCAAACGTAAGGCGGACGCAGTGATTGAAGCCGCCGAGGAATTCGAGGGGAACGTCCTTGCCTGCGTTGTAGATGCGCAGGAGAAGGGCGTTCCTGCCTGGATGATGCTCGGCAAGATGATGGAGGTCATCGCCGACCTACAGCATGGCGGCGTGGTCTTGGAGCCGGAGGACGGGGCATGACCAACTCACGCGCCAAGGGCGCCCGAGTAGAACTCGACTTCGCCAAGCTGTGCTTCGAGCACTTGGGCATAAAGGTCGAGCGCAACCTCGAACAATCGCGCAGCGGCGGACACGATCTGAGCGGTCTTGATGGCTGGGCAGTTGAGATCAAAGCGCGGGCAAATGTCCCCGGTCGCAAAGAACTGCTCGGCATGTGGACTCAGACCCTTGACCAGGCCCAGCGTGTGAAGTCGAAACCAGCATTGGCCGTGAAGGTGGATCGTCGCGGCTGGACTGTTTACGTCGATCTTGCAGACCTCAGCGATACTTGGCTGCCATGCAAATCCTGGGCTGCCATCGAGCCAGAGGACTTTTTCCAGCTTGTTCGGGAGGGGATGTGATGAGAGATCTTCCACGTTGCAGCCACGGGAAAACGATTCTTGAAAGATGCAGAGACTGTGAGCGGATGGCTTCGATCGAGACTGATTCTGCACTGAGCATCCAGGAGGGTGGTGCGCATTACAAAGATCAGCCTATTCAGCCCGTTCAATACATCCATGCCAACGGAATCGGCTACCTCGAAGGAAACGTGATCAAGTACGTCTCCCGCTGGAGGAAGAAGAACGGCATCGAAGACCTGAAGAAGGCAAAGCATTACATCGAGCTTTTGATCGAACTCGAATCCAAGCAGGAGAGCGTCTGATGGCCGGTAAGTACTCCAACGAGCAACTGATGGAAGCTTTGAATGGGCGCACCGTGGCTCAGGCCGCTGCATACCTAGGAATCCATGAGCGCACCATGTGGGCGCACAAGGCGCGGCTCATGCGTGAGATTCAAACTCCAATTGTAGAGATGCCGCCGAGTGCTGATCTCTCCTATAGGGAGTTGGTTCAGGATCGAATTCGCCGCTATCAGCGCAAGATGCAGCATGAGGAAGGCCGCAAGCTGATTAACGTAAGAGTCCCTATTGAGGGGCCTTATGCGCTGGTCTTCATGGGTGACCCACACGTGGATGACGACGGCACCGACTGGATGACCCTTCAGCGCGATATCCAGATCATCAACGATACGGAAGGGATGTACGCTTGCAACGTGGGCGACACCACCAACAACTGGGTAGGGCGCCTGGCTCGCTTATATGGAGAACAGTCGACCTCCGCCAAGGAGGCCTGGATTCTCGCCGAGGGGTTCATCAAGGAGCTGAAGCACAAGTGGTTGTTCCTGATCGGAGGCAACCATGACGCCTGGAGCGGTGCGGGCGATCCGCTCGACTGGATCACCGGAAGCGTGAATGCCCTCTACCAGTCCAGCGAATGCCGGCTCTCCGTGAACAGCGGCAAGCACTCCATCGTGATCAATGCCCGCCACGACTTCGCCGGCCACTCCATGTGGAACCCGGCGCACGGCGTCATGAAGGCTGTGCAGATGGGCACCTGGGACCACATCAGCGTCTGCGGACACAAGCATGTCACCGGCTACATGCCTCTGAAGTCGCCGAGCGGCCGCATCTGCCATGCCATGCAGGTCAGCAGCTACAAGATCTTTGACCGCTACGCGCGCGAAAAGGGCTTCCGCGACCAGAACATCAGCCCCGCAATGGTTGCAGTGGTGAACCCTGCATACCCCGACAACGACCCGCGCATGATCACCATACTGCACGACGTGGCTGAGGCAGCCGAGTTTCTGCGCTGGAAAAGAGAGAGGGAAGCGGCATGAACAAGAAGCGGGGAGCGCTTTGGGATACCGAATACATGCTCGAGCAATGGGGCTGGTGGCGAATGAGCGGAATGGGTGTTCCGCGCTACGTGTCGCCCAGCTTCGCGCTCATGCGTGACAACGTGCAGCAGCACAGCAGCGTCAGCTTCAGCATTACCGACGAGCTGGCTATGAGCGTAGATAGCGCTGTTGCCCGCCTGACCGCCAGGGAGAAGCAGCACGGTGTAAATGGCCCATTCATGGGCGACTGCCTCTGGCTCTACTTCGGCGCCAAGTGGACGGCTGTGCGTGTCGGGAAACACCACGGCATCAGCGAAGCCAAGGCTCGCGAACTGATCAAGGCCGGCGTAGCATGGGTGGATAGCGCTCTGGAGAGCATGAGGGAGGCGGCGTGATGGGTGGAGATCCAAAAATCGCATATCGGATGACTCCTGCGCAATGTAAACGCTATATGGATCGTGTCATCAGTATGTACAGAAGGCAACTGGTGATTCATGCGGTAGGCCTACCGTTAGTGCTTAGTTTTTTCGCTTTTCTTGTGGTCAAACTAGGTTGGTGATTGCTGTAGCGCTTAGCATTGGTTTGGAGGTGGCATGAGTGATTGGAAGCCGGCGCATACCCCGCCAGAGGGGTTGCCAGGTAATTGGACAAAGGATGTGGTCGCGGTTACTAATCTGCGCAACGTGTATCGAATCGCCTACTTTTGCCCAGAACGAGGCGGAGATGGAGTTTGGCAACGACCAATGGCGTTCACAAAGGGAGAGGTTGTTGAATGGTGGGCACATTTTCCTGAGTGATTGACAGCCGCGCGGAAGAGTGAAAAGATTCACATAGTTTGCGGTTTTACCGCATGAGATTCATAGCCCAGCCTAGCGCTGGGCTTTTTCGTTTCTGCGCCTCCCCACAGCGCATGCCCGCAGCCGCGCGGGCGTTTTATTCCGTAGTGCCCAAGGCCGGCGAGGCCGCAGGACTCTCAGAGACATGAAGATGACAGAACCAGCCAGCACAGCGGCAGGAGGCCTAGTTTTGTACAAGCTAGGTGCTTTCGGTGTCGTGGCCGTACTGGCTGCCATCGTTGTTATGTGCATGACAGTGCCGAAGACCATCAAGGAATTCGCCTGTGCATTGATTGTGACGCTGATGTTCTCGATTGGCGGCGGCGGTTGGATCATCAAGGCCAAAGGCCTGGAAGAGTGGGTGAACGACGAGTTCGGCCTATTCGCTCTGCTCGGGCTCGTATTCGTGTGCGGTCTGCCTGGTTGGGTACTGACCCGTGGCTTCTTTGCCTATGCCGAGTACCGCAAGAGCGGACGAAGCTTCATGAAGATGGTCAACGACATCACCAGCGTGATTAAGTCGGTAGTCTGGAAATGAGCATCTCTCCCTCTGCACTCGACACTCTCACCAAGACAATTTGGGGTGAGGCTCGCGGCGAGGGAAGGGAAGGCATGATTGCCGTCGCCTGGGTGATCCTCAACCGTGCAGCAATTGGCGGCTGGTGGGGCAACAGCATCGATACTGTATGCCTAAAGCCTTGGCAATTCTCATGCTGGAACGCCAACGATCCGAACGCTCCATACATGCGCGGTCGCAAGGCTATCCCAGGCCATCAATACACCGCTGCGCGCGAAGCCGCCCTAGCAGCCGTTGAAGGACATGAGAAAGACCCAACGCTTGGCGCTACTCACTACTACGCGCCTAAGGCCATGAAAGAACCCGCATGGGCCAAGACTGCGACTAAGACTACGCAGATCGGCGGCCACGTCTTTTTCAAGAACGTGAAGTGATGGAATGGCTCGGCGCGATCCTCATCCTCGCGGTGATCGCCCGTAACGCCTATCTCGTCATCGATGAGTGGTCAGTCGGTGGAGTCATCTGGCACGTCCTGATGGTGCTGGGCTGGTCGGCTCTGTTCTGGATCCACGTATCCGGAATTGTGTTGGGAAAGCTCACATGTTGAATACTTGAGAGATCAAGAAAAACTAAAGGCAGGAGATAGACTTATGGCTCTCATTTACACGATTAAAGGCGTTCGCGCTGATGGCTCAGAGTATGCACATCCCTGTGAGGGAGCATATGAAGTATATGCAGACAACAACGCGGACATCGGTGGTCACAAGGTTGTTTTCGATTGCGATAAAAGGGTTCAGATTTGTACGCAGGATTTCCCATCCATCTACATCGAAAACGCTGACGGAAAGACGGTGAATAAGGTTTACGCACCATTTGTTATTCCGAAATGACTAAGTGGCTGATCGTTGCAGTGGGTGTGCTGGCGATTCTTCTAGCTGGTACCACAGCAGCCTGGCGCATGAGCGTTCTCAGCAATGAGCGTGATCAGTACCGCGCAGAGGCTGAGCAAGCCAAAGCACAGGCCAGCGACTATCAGCGCCGCGTAGAAGCCGGCAACGCCATCGAGCGCACATACCTAGAGGCAGTGAAGAGTGCAAACGCTCAAAACGATCAGCTTCGCGCTGACATCGCTTCTGGTGCTCGCCGGGTGTACGTCAAGGCCAGTTGTCCAGTGCAGCATCCCGGAGCCGCCCCCGGCCCTGATGCAGGAAGAGCCGAGCTTGCTCCCTCTGATGGACAAACTGTTTCAGATCTCCGAGCCGGCATCGAGCGAAAAGAAGCGCTGATCCGTTCTCTTCAGCAGTACATCAAAGAGGCCACCAAATGACCTTCTCCGTCTCCAAGTACAAAGAGAAAGCGCCTCAGATTGAGGCTGTCGAGTTTCGCGATATGGCAGACGCCGGATTGCTTGCGAATTTCGCCAAGGCCGAATCGTTCAATGCTCACGTTCCGAATGGCGAACTCACTCTTTTCCTGACCGCTAGCCGCTTCATCACGATGTCGGTCAGTGATGTGCTGATCAAGAACGGCGAAGAGGTCAGCGTCATGAAGGGTGAAGATTTCTATAAGCAATACGAACCTGCTTAAGAAAAACTATCAAGGTGAATCATTATGGCTCGTGGCGGAAAGCGTGAAGGCGCTGGCCGGCCAAAGGGCAGTCGTAACAAGCTGACGGCTGACATCAAGGCTGTTGCTCAGTCCTTCGGCGAAGAAGGGATTATGCATCTGGTCGAGATCGCCCGGAATGGTGACGCGCCGCCTGCTGCTCGCGTTGCTGCGGTGAAAGAGATTCTCGACCGTGGATATGGCAAGGCCAAGCAGCCGCTCGAGCACACTGGCGAAGATGGCGAACCAATCAAGGCCATCACTGAGATCCGCATTGTTGGTGTGAGCCCGGATGGAAATCCGCGTACCTGAGAAGCTGGTTGACGCCTTCCTGGGTCAAGCGGACGTTCGTGGTGCATGGGGCGGTCGTGGGTCTGGCAAGACCGTAAGCTTCGCCGAGATGATCGCTGTTCACGCCAGGCGCTTTGCTGAGGCTGGCATCACAGGCGTAATGCTCTGCGCCCGTCAGCATATGAACTCTATCAAAGAGTCTTCGTTTGCTGAGATCAAGGCAGCGATCCTTGGCAATGACGATCTGCGCCCATGCTTTGAGGTGGGCGAGAACTTCATTCGCACGCGTGGCTTTGCTGGTCGTGTCGACTTCATCTTCCGTGGCCTGAATGAGAACCTGGACAGCATCAAATCCACGGCTCGCATTCTGATCTGCTGGATCGACGAGGCCGAGAACGTCAGCGAGGATGCGTATATCAAGTTGATTCCCACGCTTCGTGCTGAGGATGAAGGCTGGAACGCTGAACTGTGGGTGACGTGGAACCCTGAGCGCCGCAATAGCCCAACTGACAAGCGCTTCAGGCAGTCGAAAGACCCTCTGATCAAGATCGTCGAGCTCAATTGGCGTGACAACCCGTGGTTCCCTGAGAAGCTGAACCGCGAGCGGCTGCGCGACAAGGCCGAGCGCCCCGACGAGTACGACTGGATCTGGGAAGGCGCATATCGCGGCATTGTCCGTGGCGCCGTCTATGGCGATGAGATCAAGGCGCTTGACGCATCTGATCGTCTGACGCATGTCCCATACGATAGGACCAAGCCAGTCCATATCTTCTGGGACTTGGGGCGCGCTGATAAGACGGCGATCTGGTTCGCCCAGGTCATCCCGTTCGGGTTTGCGATCCTCGACTATTACGAGCAGTCCGGCAAAGCGCTGGACCATTTCGTGCGTGAGCTCCAGTCGAGGGGATACGCATACGGCGACTGCTGGCTACCTCACGACGCGGAGAACGAGCTTCTCGCATCCAGGTTGACGGTTGCCCAGCAGCTCAGAGACGCAGGATTCAAGGTGCGTATCGTCAAGAAGATCAGGGTCAGCGAGGGCATCAACGCTGCTCGCATGATCTTTGATCGATGCTGGTTCGACCGGGCCAAGACAGAGCATGGTCTAGAGGCGCTCAGAAGCTATCGCTACGAGTACAACGAAGACCGCCAGGAATTCACTCGCGAGCCGATCCACGATTGGGCATCGCATGGCGCCGACGCATTCCGCTACCTCGCTATTGCCCTTAAGCATGACAGCGAGCCCAAGCAGCAAAAGACTAAGGCCAAGCCGCCCCGGGTGGGCGCTAACTCTTGGATGGCATGATGGCTGAGAAAGAAGACGAGATCGTTCAAGAGGCGAAGGAGCGGTTCAAGTACGCCCTGGACTTCGAAGACAGCTTCCGCAAGCTGTTCGTGGATGATCTGAAGTTCTGCAACGCCGACAGCGACAACGGCTATCAGTGGCCGAATGACCTGCGAAAGAACCGTGAGATCGATGCTCGTCCGTGCCTGACGATCAACAAGACCCGCCAGCACGTCCTGCTGATCACCAACGATGCAAAGCAGAACAAGCCTAGCGTCAAGGTTCAGGCAACTGGTGGTGACGCCACTTACGAAGCCGCCCAGGTCTTCGAAGGCGTTGTGCGTCACATCGAGTACATCAGCAATGCGCAGGATGCGTACGACACTGCGCTCGAGCACCAGGTGCAGGGTGGCGTCGGCTACTGGCGCGTCGTGACTGATTACGTCGACGATGATTCGTTCGACCAGGACATCTTCATCAAGCGCGTGCGCGATCCGCTGTGTGTGCTGATCGATCCCGACGCGAAAGAGGCAGACGCATCCGATGCCAAGTGGGGATTCGTCTTCGACAATCTCAAGAAGGAAGACTTCAAGCGGAAATATCCCAAGATCGAGGTGGGCAACGATGCGCCGCTCGGTGAGGGGTCTGATTGGGTCACTGAAGACCACGTTCGAGTGGCTGAATACTACCGTTGCGAGTATGTGAAGGATGAGTTGATTGCGCTGCCTGTGCCTGATGAGTTTGGCGGCAGCACTATCCAGATGATCAAGGCCAGCGAAATGCCGGCGGACATCCTGAAGGCCATTCGCGGCGACGAAACAATCCAGCGTCGACCAATCCAGCGCAAGACCTGGAAGTGGTATTTGATTGCTGGCGGCAAGATCGTCGACAAGAAAGACTGGCCGGGCGATACGTTGCCCATCGTCAAGGCAGTCGGCGAAGAGATGATCATCGAGGGCAAGCTGGAGCGGAAGGGTCACGTCCGCAACCTGAAAGACCCCCAGAGGATGTACAACTACTGGACCAGCTCGGCAGTTGAACAGGTCGCGCTCCAAGGCAAACAGCCCTACATCGCTGCCGCAGAAGCCATCGAGGGCTTCGAGAACTACTACGAGACTGCCAACGTCCAGAACTACAGCTATCTGCCGTACAACGGTGTGGACGAGCAGGGAAACCAGATCCCTCCGCCCGCCCGAGAACAGCCACCCGTAATGGCTGCTGCGTACATCAACGGCATGCAGATAGCTGGTGAAGAGATGAAGATGGTGTCCGGGCAGTATGACCCGGCACAGGGCGACAATCCGCTCGACCAGTCAGGCGTTGCTATCCGGATGCAGCAGCGCAAGAGCGACGGCGCGACGTATCAGTACACCGACAACCTCGCGAAGGCCGTGCGGCGCACAGGAAAGATACTGATCGACCTGATCCCGAAGATCTATGACACCAAGCGAGTGATCAGGATCCTCGCCGAGGATGGCACTGAGTCTGAAGTGACTATCGACCCTGATCTGCAACAGCCGATGGTCGAAGAGCAGGGCCCGGACGAAACGGTTAACCGCATCTTCAACCCAAGCGTTGGCAAGTACGACGTAATTGCGGACACCGGCCCGAGCTATGCAACGCGTCGCGACGAGGCTTTCGAAGCTATGTCGATGATGATGCAGAGCGATCCTGAGTTCAAAACGGTCGCCGGCGATCTGTACTTCCGCACCGCGAACTTCCCGATGGCAGAGGAGCTTGCTGAGCGGTTCTCCAGGCTGATCCCCGACAACATCAAGGGCGAAGGTCCGCCGCCAGAACTGGTACAGGCTCAGCAGACCATCGAGCAACTACAAGGGCAGCTCAGCGAGTCTCTGCGCGCCCTGGCTGATCTCCAGCGCGACATGAACGACAAGTCCGACTCGAACAAAATCAACGAGTACAAGGCGATCACAGAGCGCATGGACAAGCTGCTTGCACACATCGAGGCAGGCAACCCGGCACTCAATATGGACATTCTGGCCCAGACCGAAGTCGCAGCCTCGCAAGACCCCATGCCTATCCCTGAAACCGCGCCTGACGTTGGCGCACAGCCATTAATGTGAGGTGCATATGACCAACTATCTTGGCGTCGATACCGACGAGGCAAAACTGAGCAGCCTGAGCGTCGCTGGCGCTACTCCGTTGACCAAGCTTCGGGTCGCTGCCGTCTCGTTCACCCCTGCCGCGACCGCTGCGACTTCTGCTGTTGAGCAAACCGTCACCGTTGCCGGCGCGGTAGTAGGGGACGCCGTATCGGTCACCCCGCCCGGGACTACTGCCGGCGTGGCGGTAGCGAGTGCGCGCGTCAGTGCAGCAAACACCGTTGCAGTGATGTTCGTGAACCCCACGGCTGGCTCTCTGACCGCGCCGGCTGGCAGTTACGTATTCCTGCTCGCACGCTAACCACACCAAATCCAACCAAGCCCGCCTCGCGCGGGCTTTTTCATTCCCGACTTCCGGCGGAACCGGATGCATATCTTGGAGTGATCCATGACTGACGAAGTGATTGACGTAGCAGTTGAGCCAACTGGACAGGAAGTCGAACCGGCGCAAGAGGCCGACATCAGCAGCACCGATCAGGCCGCGGTGCAGGAAGCGGAACAGCAGGAACAGCAAGAAGAACCGAAGGCGAAGAAGCCTGATGCCTGGGTTCAGAAACGCATCGACCAGTTGACCCGCGAGAAGTACGAAGAACGGCGCAGAACCGAGGCGCTACAGCAAGAAAACGAGACCTATCGGCGCCTGCTTGAGGCCCAGAAGGACGGCGAAAAGATCGAGTTGCCGACGCAACAGAAGTCCGATCAAGACCCGTACGAACTGGCAAAGCAGATCCGCCGCCAGGAAGAGTTCAATGACCGCTGTAACAAGGCCTACGAGCAAGGCAAGACCGAGTTCGCCGACTTTGATGACAGCATCAAGAACCTCCAACTCCTGGGCCAGATCCCGCAAGACTTCCTTGAAGCCGTAACCGAGCTTGAGAAGCCCCATGCGGTGCTCTATGCCCTCGCGCAGGACCTCGACAACGCTGCACGCATCCTCTCCCTGCCACCCGTTCAGCAGGGCCGCGAACTTGAGCGCATTGCGCTGAAGGCCGCTGCCCCGAAAACCAAACCTGTATCCAAAGCTCCCGCCCCGATTGCCCCTATTGATGGCTCTCCGTCTGTCGAAGCAGATCCGACGAAGATGTCCATGGATCAGTGGGTGAAGTGGCGCGAGTCACAACTTGCCCAGAGGTAATGCCAGATGGCCAACTCCCTTCTGACGATCGACATGATCACTCGCGAGGCTCTGCGCCTCTTCATCAACTCCAATGCCTTCCTGAAGAACGTGGATCGTCAGTATGACGACCAGTTCGCCCGCACCGGCGCCAAGATCGGCGACACCCTGCGTATCCGCCTGCCGAACGACTACACCGTTCGTACCGGCAAGACGGCTTCGATTCAGGACACCGTCGAGCAGAATCGTCCGCTCACCGTCTCTACCCAACAGGGTGTGGACCTGAGCTTCAGTTCTGCGGAGCGCGCTTTGAAGCTGGACGACTTCAGCGACCGCGTACTGCGCCCGGCTATGAACAACCTGGCTGGCGCTGTCGCTCTGTCGCTGATGGGCAACGCCGAAAGCGTCAGCAACATGATCTTCAAGGACAACGGATCGGGCGGTATCGCTACTCCCGATGCATCTACCTGGCTGCTGGCCGGCGCCAAGCTGGACAACAACAGCGCGCCGCGTGATCGCCGCAAGATCATGCTTGACCCGCTGACCCAGGCTCGTACCGTTTCGTCCCTGGCAGGCCTGTTCAACCCCCAGCAGAAGATCTCCGGCCAGTACTCGACCGGCGAGATGTCGCGCGACACCCTCGGCTTTGACTGGTACATGGACCAGACCGTGCTGAAGCGCACCAACGGCACCTTCACTGCGGGCACCGTCAATGGCGCTGGCCAGACTGGCACCACCCTGACCACCAACGCCATCACTGGCACCTTGAACAAAGGCGACGTGATCACCATCGCCGGCGTTCTGGCCGTGAACCGCGTAACCAAGCAGTCGACCGGTGAGCTTCAACAGTTCGTCGTGACTGCCAACGTTGCGTCTGGCGCCACTTCGATCCCGATCTACCCGGCGATCACCCCTGGCAACGTGGCGTATGCCACCGTTACCGCTTCGCCGGCAAACGGTGCCGCGCTGACCCTGATCGGCGGCGCTGGCGTGACCTTCCGGAAGAACCTGGCGTACTACCCGGAAGCGTTCACTCTGGCCACCGCTGACCTGGAACTGCCGCGTGGCGTGCACGAGGCATCGCGTCAGGTGTATGACGGCATCAGCATGCGTGCTGTAACCGCGTACAACGTGACCAGCGATGATTTCATCACTCGTCTGGACATCCTGTACGGGCACACCACGCTGCGCCCCGAATGGGGTGTTGCGGTGGCAGACGTCCTCTAACTAGGACGAGCGACAAAGGGCCCTTCGGGGCCCTTGTCGTTTCTGGAGGTTCGAATGTTCCAAGAATTTCCGAAATGGAAGTACAGCGTAAGCGGCAGTCAGATTGTCCAGGACGCCGCGGAGGAGCTTTCCCTTGGATCGGGATGGTTCGATACGCCTGAGGCTGCAACTCAGCCTGCGACGCTCACCAAGGATCAACTGCTGGCCCTCGCAGAAGAGAAGGGCGTGAAAGTCGACAAGCGCTGGAGCGCTGAGAAGATTTCCGCAGCCCTTGAGGCCTGACCATGACGACCCCGAACGATCTGATCATCCTCGCCCTGAAGCAGGCAAACGTGCTTGGGGTCGGGCAGTCCGCCTCCGCTGAAGACATTCAGGATTGTTTTGCGCTGCTGAACATGATGCTCGCGCAATGGAATCGGCGTCGCTATGCGATCTATCACTTGAAAACGGTGAACATTGCATGCGATGGGAGTCAGTCGTACACCATTGGCCCGGGAGGCGATATTGATACGACTCGACCGAACAAGATCGAGTCCGCTTATTTCCGCCAGATCATCACGTCTCCACCGAACCAGATCGATTACCCGCTGGAGATCATCCGTGCCCGCGAGGACTACGACCGTATCTATTTGAAGGATATGCAGTCGTTCCCGCAGTACCTGTTCTATGACTCGGATTATCCACTGGGGAACGTCTTCGTTTGGCCCATCCCGGACAACCAGTATCGGTTGTTCCTTACCGTGATGGAGCCATTGCAGGTCTTCTCGACGGTATACGACGAGATTGAGCTTCCGCCGGAGTATCAGGAAGCGATCATGTACAACCTTGCGCTTCGTATCTACCCCATGTACGGCCTGCCTGTGAACGATGCCGTCGTACAGCTTGCCAAGGCCTCCATGAACATCCTGGAGGCGTCGAATGTGCAAGTGCCTAGGCTGAAAGTCCCAGGTTCGCTCACCCGGGGCGGCGTCTACAACCCCTATGCGGATCGTGTCCGGTGAAGTTCCCTCTTACCCAGGGCGCCTACGAGGCGCGCAGCGTCATTGCTAACGCACAGCGCTGCCTGAACCTATTCCCCGAGTCGAATACTGACGATGCGCCGTTCCCGATGACGCATTACACGACTCCAGGGCTTCTCCTGAAAGGGATTGCGCCGAGCGGCGACGGGTGGAGATGCCTGTACGCAGCAAACAACGGGAATCTGTACGGTGTCGCCGGAGAAAAGGTCTACCGGATCAAGCCGGACTTCACCTTCACTGAGCTAGGCTCGATCCTGTACAGCACTGGCCCTGTCTATGCCGTGGACAATGGCATCTATGTGCTGATGGTTGACGGTACCCTGAATGGGTACACGATCAAGCTCAACACAGACGAGTTCGCGACTATCTCATCGTCTGCTTTCTACGGTTCGTCCAGGGTCGATCTTGCGGATGACTACCTCCTGCTCAATCGGCCAGGAACCAACCAGTGGTACATCTCGAAATTCCAGGCTGTCGAGTTCGATGCGCTTGATTTCGCCGCGAAAACTGGATTTTCGGACAACGTAGTTGCTGTAGCGGCGGCGAAACGACAGGTATTCGTCTTCGGCGAACTGACTACAGAGGTCTGGTTCAATGAAGGCAACACGGATTTTACCTTCAGCCGCATGCCTGGCGCGTTCATCCAACATGGGTGTGCTGCTGTCGGAAGTATCCAGCAGATGGATGGCTCACTGTATTGGTTAAGCCGCAGTCCACAGGGTCATTGTGTATTTGTGCGTTCCGTTAACTACGAGGCCGCACGGATTTCCACTCATGCTATCGAGCAGGAAATCAGCAAATACGCCAGGATCGACGATGCTATTGCATACACCTATCAGCAAGAAGGCCACTTCTTCTACGTCGTGACTTTCCCTGCCGCCGACAAGACATGGGTCTATGACGTAGCAACTCAGCTATGGCATGAACGCGCTTGGCTAGATGAGTTTGGTAAAGAGCATCGCCATAGAAGTAACTGTCATGCGTTTTGGCAGGGAATGACTCTTGTAGGCGATTGGGAAAACGGCAACCTCTACGAAATGCGCCCGGATGTGTACCAAGACAATGGCGAGGCGATCCGGCGTGTACGATCTTTCCCGCATATGTTGAGCGATTCTAATCGCGTCATGTATCGCGAACTGATCGCCGCTATGCAGGTTGGTGAAGGGCGCCCGGATAGTTTCGAATCCGGGGAGCTTAGATTGCGCTGGAGCGATACCGGGGGTGCCAGCTGGGGGAGTTCGATCAGTAGCGAGCTTGGACCGCGCGGTGATCACATCCGGTCTCTTCAGTTCCAGCGGCTCGGCTACGCCAGAGATCGTGTCTTCGAATTGTCTTGGATGGCAAACACAAAGACCGCGCTGAATGGCGTCTTCCTGCGCGTTGAAGAGGCCAACGAATGATGGACGTGAAGGCCAACATTCCAGAGTTCAACACCCCATTCATTGGCCAGGACGGGCGAGTTAATTATGTCTGGTGGCAGTTTCTGCTGAAGCTATGGACGCGCACTGGAGGGACGTCTGGGAATGATGGCAGCGCGTCCCTAAATCTCATCAGGGCGCTCGAGGGAAGTGCAGCATCTGCCATCGCCTTTCAGGTCTATCCTGCCAATTCTCCGGCTCCAGACGGCCAGGTTTCGCGCCTGCCTAAGCCTTCTGTGGTCGTACCGGACCAGGCGGTCTATCAACATGGGATACATGACGCTGGAGATCTGCATGCCGCTGTGACGGCTTCTAAGAACGGATTCATGACGTCGGGTGACAAGTCCAAATTGGACAGTTTCCCTAATATTGCGCCTGTGGCGTTGACTGCTGACGCGACCATCGTCAACAGCACGGCTGATGGGAACATTCTGCAACTGACTGCTCCGGCCAGCAGCCTGTCCGCCGGCTCGACCATTGGCGGACGCCTCTATGCCCTTGTTAGCTCGGCGGCTGCAACCGGAACATTGAGCGTCTGGATCAAGATCGGCGCGACAAAAGTAATCACGCAGACATTCACAATGCCCGCCCTGGGGCAGACAAACACAGGCATGTCTTACTACTTCACTGCCTCTGTGCGTACCACGGGCGCATCAGGGACGATCCAGCTATCTGCACTAATGACATCGAACGGTAACGCTCTGAATGCCGGGCCTGTCGTCTCGACTGCAAGCGCAACCATCAATACAACGATTTCTAACACGTTCACCCTAGGCTGGAACTGGAGCGTCGCCAACGCTGCAAACAGTGCCACCGCGAAGAACGCTGTCCTGAGCCAGGAGAAGCTATGAGTCTCACCTACAGCGAAATGATTCGTGGGCAGTTGCTCACGGCAACTCCGACCTCTTACTACAGCGCGCCGACCAACGCGTCGGCATCCATCCAGGCGGTAACGGCGAATAATCCAACTGGCGCCGCAGTGGTTGTTGACCTGTACAAGGTCCCATCCGGCTCTGCGGCAGATGGGACGACCAAAATTGCCTCGCGTACCGTGCCTGCTGGAACGACCGTCACCCTGTTCGATGCGCTGAACCATAAGCTCCAGTCTGGGACCGCTCTGTTTGCGGCGGGTAATGGTTGCGGCCTGAACGTTTCAGGCGTCGAGTACATCCCAGAATGATCGCATCGCCTGATTTCGTCAGGCAGATCATTACCCATCCGGAAGTGTGGCCGCATCTCTCGGAAGATGGGGATGACCCAGCCTGTTTTGAGCCAGCGGACGCGATCTACTTCCGCTATGCCAACTTCGGTTTCGTCGAGTTCCGAGCATGTGGGCGCCACTGGTACCAGGCGCACATCGCGATGCTTCGGGGCACTCCGCGCGTGCAGTCATTCGCCCGGTTGTGTATGGAGATCATGCGCCGAGATCACGGCGCGCTGGCATTTACTGGCTTCATCCCGGCAACCAACCGGGCAGCACTAATCAATGCCCTGCGCTGCGGGTTTAGCGAAGAGGGCAGGATGAAAAACGTTTTCCTCAAGAACGGCCAACTGGTCGATATGGTTGTCATGGGAGCCAGATAATGGGCAGCGTCAAGAAGATCGTAGGCAGTATCACCGGCAGCACTGGAGCAGATGCCGCCAAGGATGCGGCAAATGCGCAAGCGGCAGCGGCTAACAATGCTGCTCGGCTCACTCAGCAGCAATTCGATCAGTTGCGCAAAGACCTCTCCCCATTCGTATCCCTGGGGACTGGTTCCCAGAACGCGCTATTGCAGGCCATGGGTTTCAACCCGACGTTCAATAAGGACAACCAGCTAACGGGACTAACGGTCAACCCGAAGGCAGCGCTCCAGCAGAAATTCAATTTCACCGGACAGGACCTGGAGAATACCCCAGGGTACCAATTTGCCCTGGACCAGGGCATGCGTGCCGTGCAGAACAGTGCTGCCGCTCGCGGCCTCGGGCTCTCTGGCGCTCAACTGAAGGGGGCTACGCAGTTCGCCACGGGCCTCGCTGACCAGACCTATGGCGATCAGTACAACCGTGCCCTGAGCACCTACAACACCAATTATCAGACCGCCGCGAACAACGTGAACAACCTCATGCAGCTTCTGAACATCGGCCAGTCGTCCGCTGCCCAGACCGGGGTTGCTGGCTTGAATGCTGCAAACACCGCAGGTGGATACCTGACCCAAGGCGCAAATGCCATCGCCTCCGGCAAGATCGGTGCAGCCAACGCATATGGAAACGCTTTGCAAAGTGGCATTGGCACTGGTCTTGGTCTGTACGCGTTGTTGTCCGACCGGAGGATGAAGGTCGACATCAAGCGTGTCGGGCAGACTGACTCTGGGCTCCCGATCTACACCTATCGATACAAGGGGCAGCCCACTGTGCACATGGGCGTCATGGCCCAGGAACTTCAGGCCGTCAAGCCGGAAGCTGTTGTTGAGCGCGATGGAATCCTGTTCGTGAACTATGCCGAGGTGGCGTAATGGCTATCGATCCGAGCATCCCGCTTCAGGCATCAGCCGGTGGCGCCCAGAACCCTCTTGCTATGCTCTCGGCTGCAATGCAGTTGCGCGGGGCAAACCTGAACCAGAGCGCTCTTAATCAGCAGATCCAGGCAAACCAGGCGGCCTCTGCGGCGTACCAGCAAGCGACCGATCCAGCTACGGGCCAGATCGATTACAACAAGCTGACCGCGCTGCTTGCGAACTCGCCTGCTGCCTACAACCTGCCGCAGATACAAGCGCAGATCGCGCAGCAGAAGAACGCTCAGCTTGAGAGCCAATCGAAGCAGTTCGAGCTTGCTCGCAAGCAAGTGAATTGGCTCAAGGGCGGCCTCGGCTCACTGCTCAACAACCCCGGGGTTAGTGGGGCGGATGTGATGAAGCTTGCTGCTGGAGGGATCGCGCAAGGCTTCCTTACGCCAGAACAGGCCGCCGAAGAACTTCGCTCCATGCCTTCCGACCCACAGCAATTGCAGGGATGGCTGCGCAACCTCTATGTGCAGTCGCTCGACAGTGATGCTCAGCTTCAGGCCATCCAGCCTCAATTCCAGACTATCGATACTGGCTCTGCAATTGGCCTGGTCAATACCAACCCGTTGGCGGGCGGCCAGCAAGTCGGCCAGGTCGCCGCATCGTTCCAGAAAGGGCTTTCGCCGGAGACCGCAACGACCCCCACCGAGATCTTCAACCAGCAAACTGGCGCTCCTGAGCTAGTTACCCGCGCCCAATTCGCCGGCATGGCAGGTGGTGCGCCGAGCGGTAGATATCCTGGAACTCCAGGGATCAATCCTATGGGCGGTGGCGTACAAGCTGCTCCAGGAATCGGCCAGACCGCAGGCGCTGAAGTTGCAGCGCGTGGAGCTGCGGAGCGCTTCAACAACCTTGCTACTGAGGCTGGCAATGTGCGGAATACCGTTCAGGGATATGACGCAGCGTTGGGCGCGCTGGAGAATCTCGGTCGATCAGGACCTGCTGTCGACAAGACGATGCTGATCAGCTCTACGCTTGAGAGCTTGGGGCTTCCGTCCGACAAGGACGCGAACGCGAACTGGCAATCTCTGAACAAGTACCTGCAAAACGCTGGGGCGAGTGCGGCAGCGCAGGCCGGCTATGGCGGCACGGACGCGGGTCGAGCCGTCTTTGGAGAGGGGCAGCCTTCAGCCAAATCGATGAACCCTGAAGCGCTTCGTGAGGCCATCCAGTATGTGAAGGCACAGAACCTTGGCGTCCTGGCAAAGCAAGGGGCCGCCCAGCGCTTCATCGACCAGAATGGCGGTGACTACACGAAGTACAGCCAGTTCGAAACCCGCTGGAACAAGACCTATAACCCCGACGCCATGTTCTACATGAGCCTGCCTCCTGAACAGCAAACGGGCTACATCAAAGGCCTGTCTGCGGATAAGCGCAAGAAGCTGGCGGAGAGCATCCAGAAAATGGACATGCTGGGGGCCTTCTAATGGCGAACTACGATGCTTGGATCGAAGAGGCAAGTAGAGCGCATAACGTAGACCCCGGCCTTGTTCGCTTGCTTATCGGGCAGGAGAGTCGTGGTGATCCAAATGCCGTCAGCCCGAAAGGGGCGAGGGGGCTGGGTCAACTGATGCCGGCGACGGCGGCAGAACTTGGTGTTGATCCTACTGACCCGCGTCAGAATATCTTTGGCACTGCGCGCTACCTGTCCCAGCAACTGGACAGATTCGGATCAGTGCCTCTTGCCCTGGCAGCCTATAACGCAGGTCCCGGAACGGTTGAGCGCGTTGGCGGAATCCCGGACTACCCCGAAACTCAGAACTACGTGAAGGACATCATGGCCAAATACCAAGGTGCGCAATCTGCGTACGAGCCGTCTAGTGCTTCTGTGTCTGAGGCCCTTGCGCGACTGAGCGCAACACCGGAAGCCGGCCCTAGTGGTGAGGGTTACCAACCATCTAGCCAGGCGGTCGCCGATGCCCTGTCGATGTTGAGCGCGCCGGTAGATGAGAAAGGCGGCGAGATTGTCACGCAGACGCCTCCAGAAAAGGGCCTGGGAGATCGTCTTAAGGATCTGAACAATGCAATCAATGCTCCGGCTGTTGGCTTCTTCCGCGGCGTCAGGGAGATTGCAGATGCACCTAGCGAGTGGCTCGCGAAAGGCTCAGAGGCTGCCGGGATCACGGATGCCTTGAAATCGCTAGGCATAGATATGCTGACTGGCGATGAGCAGTTGGCAGCAAACAAGGCGCGCCGAGCAGGCTATGCCAACGAAAGCGGGTCGGAGCTTGCCGGTCGCGTTCTTGGAAACATCGCTGGTGTGATGGTACCTATTGCCGGAGCGGAATCCGCTCTTGCTGGTGGCGGGAACGCCCTACTTGGGGCTCTGTCGAATTCGCCTCGGGCTGCATCTGCCCTTCAGGGCGTCGGGAACTTCCTGTCTGGTCAGGGAGGGGCGCTCTCCAAGGCGGCATATGGCGCAGCGCAGGGGGCCGGATCTGCCGCGCTTATGTCTGGTGCGAGCGACTCGCCTCTGGTGAACCAGGTGGGTGCGGGCGCCGCCATTGGCGCAGTAACCGGTCCAATCGTGTCAGCTCTGGCTAATCCTGTTTCCCGCCTTGTCTCAAGAGCGCGCGGCGCAGCAACCCCTAATTCTGCCATCCAGAACAACGCAGATGAGGTCATGGAGCGTGTGCGGGTGACTCTTGAGGGTGGCGGCACCGACTTGTCCCAGATCCCACAGGGCATCCTCCGAGGTGTCAGAACTCAGGTTGAGGATGCTTTGCGTGCTGGGCGCCAGATCGATCCTGCGGCTCTTGCCAGGCAGGCGGAGTTCGAGGCGCTGGGGATTCAGCCAACCCTTGGACAGTTGACCCGGGATGCCGGGCAGTTCACCGCCGAACGAAATATGCGCGGTATCGCAGGCGCCGGAGAGCCACTAGCTCAGCGATTTGCCGAGCAGAACAACCAGCTTATGCAGGTCCTGGGGCGGATGGGTGGCGCCGATGCTGTTGAAGCCGATGCTGCCGGGAATGCTCTAGTTAACCGCCTACAGGCCTTGGACATGCCTCGTCGTGAAGCTGTCAATCAGGCGTACCAATCTGCCCGGGACTCTGCAGGTCGTTATGCAAACATCGACGTTCCTACGTTTAGTCAGGCCGCAAATCAGGCGCTAGATGAAAACATGCTGGGGCGTTGGCTGCCTGGGCAGGTCCGCGACATGTTGAATGACATCAGCAGTGGCCGTATCCCCCTAAACGTCAACACTGCGGTTCAGGTTGATAGCGTCATGAGCGAAGCGCAACGCGCTGCTGCTCGATCTGGTGATTCCGCTGCCGCACGTGCGGTAGGCGTGGTTCGCGATGCGCTACAGGCCGCGCCAGTGGAAGAGGGCGCAGGTGCCGCAGCAAGGGCGCAGTTCGATGCTGCCAGAGGGCTCGCCCGCGCTCGCTTTGCGGAGATTGAGGGTATTCCGGCTCTGCGCGCAGCACTGGATGACGCGCGCCCGGATACGTTCGTGAAGAACTACATCCTGAATGGCGATCCACGCGGCGTTACCGCCCTGGGACGTTATATTGCAGAAGACCCAGCCGCTATGCAGACCGCCAGATCACAGATCGCATCGCATCTCCAGGAGAAGGCATTCGGGCGCAATACTGCCGGTGATGCAACGTTCCGCCAGGACGCATACAACAAAGCGCTCCAGCAGATCGGAACCAACAAGCTGTCGGCGTTCTTCTCTCCGGAAGAGGTTCAACAGCTACGCCTTGTGGGGCGCGTTGGAGCAAATATCAACGCCCAGCCAGTTGGGTCGGCAGTCAACAACTCGAATACCGCCGCTGCTGCTATGAACCTGCTCTCTGAGATGGGCGGATTCAGCAGCTACCCGGGCATCAACGTGGTCAGGGAGAGTTTTAGAACCTTCTCGAACGAAAGGGCTGCGCGCAATGCGTTGCTACCGCGACTTGAGAGGGTTCAGACAGATCCAGCAGATGCAAATGCTCTGATTCGTTTGCTCACCTCTGGAACAAACTCCCGAATCACTTCCGAGCAACCGCCTCGGCAAAAACAGCAACGGCAATGAAGCTCCAGTAAAGCCACGCATTAATCTCCGTAAAGTCAAACAACGCAAATAAGACATCTTGCGCAACCTGCGTGAGATAGCCCATCTATTGCCTCGAAAAAGGTATTCGCCATGACCCAACTGTTGCCCAACGGCAAGCAGCATTTTGTCGACAACAACGGGCATCCGCTCGTCGGTGGTCGGGTCTATCACTACTACGTAGGAACCAACAACCCAAAAGACACGTATCAGGATAGCGGCCAGACGATACCGAATACAAACCCCGTCGTTTTGGACGGGCGGGGAGAGGCAGCAATCTATGGGACCGGTCCGTATCGACAAGTGCTCCAGACTGCAACTGGAGTGTTGGTTTGGGACCAGGTAATCCCGGACGGAAGCCAGTTGGCACAGGATGGGCTGGACCAATTCAAGATCGACCTGGCGAACAGCACCGATGCCAACAAGGGAGCAGCGCTGGTCGGATACAAGCGGACCCCCATTAGCGCGACGATCACCACTGTCAAACAGATGCTTGATTCTACGGCTATACGGGTTTGGGAGTTTGCCTCGCTGGTCACGAATAAACCTAATCCGGTAGACCCTTCAACCTGGGATTGGACGCCAGCCATACAGGCTGCTGTAGACGCCGCTGCGGTTAACACCAAGGCGGTTTTTTTTGGTCCCTTCACTTTTTGCGTAACTTCTGTCAAGTGGAAATCAGGCGTAACGGCGTGGTTTGCTGGGGCTGAAGTGAAAGCGCACCCCGATTCGGAAGATGCATTGCGCATCATAGATTGCCGTGGCGAACTTGATTCAATCGCTTTCTATGGCCCAGGAACAATCAATGGTAATAAATCGGCATTTGGCTCTGAGCACAGAAATCATGGATTGGCGATTGCTGCAACCAACGTAACTGTTCGCGATCTAACCATCATCAACATCGGCAGCAATGCCGTTTTTTCTATGGGTGATGGGATAATCATAGAGCCGACGATTCCCAGCACTGGCTCTGGTTTCCAATGCAAAAACGTATTTATCGAGAACTGCACTTTCCGAAATATAGAGCGCCAATGCATTACACTAGAGTCTGGGCTAAACGTTCGAGTAATAGGATGCGCATTCTACGATTCGACGTATTCCGCTGTTGACCTTGAGAACGCTGGGACAACCATCGGTGACATCGATGGGTTCGTATTTGCAAGCAACTATGTCGAGAACTGCAACTATGGCGTAACAAGCGTCTCAGCGCTCCAGCCTAACGCTCTGCGAAACATCGTCTGTGCAGGAAACATCTACAAAGGTGTGGTCGATGCATACAATTTCCGGGCATGCACCAACGTAAAGGTCTTGGGTTGTATTGCTACCGGGGTAACCCGATATGGCGTCTATGCGTACAGCGACAGCAGCACTCAGGCGTTCGACATGGAAGTCCATGATTTCACCTGTGAAGGCGGAGACTATGGCATTCGTGCTCAACGCGTAGCTACTGGCGCTTTGACTCGGCTGCACATCAAGGATTGCAAGATCAAGAACACCATCACTGCGGCAATCGGCGCGGAGTTTACATCAGGCCTGGTAATCGATGGAGTAGAGATTCTGATCAACAGCGGGCGAGGTATTGCTATAACCGGTTGTGCGTCTCCCGATGTAAGCAACTGTCGTATCCTTGGCGCAGTATCGATCACCGGAAACGCGATCACCTTCGACGGAACCACAAGCAACCCCGTGATCGGGAGCAATACAATCACAAACTTCTCAGTTGGGATATCGTGTGTGGCGTCTCCTGTCACGACTATTACGCAAAAGTCAGAACAGGTATTCAACAGTGTGTCAACGCCATACTCGGCTTCTGTGAATACGTACTGGAAGGGTCGGTTCAGGGGGACATTCACGATGGCGGCTGCTTCCTCGATGAACGTTCCTGACGTTCGTATAAACAATGCCTCAACCGTGAACATCTGGCCAACTAACGCGGCGGCTGCAACCCTATTTGCAGGTGCAAACATGCCGTGGGGTAACCCTGCGGCGTCTACCAACAACTCTCAGATCAGGATCCAGACTGCTGGTGGTGGCGCCGCTGCGGGAACTGAGACGTTCAAGTATGAGATTGTGAACGACTAAGCGAGCGACGGTTTCGGTTTGGCAAGGACTTCAGTTAAATTCTTGCCAAGCCGAATTGCTGGTTTCTCAAGCAGATAGTGGATCGCGGTAGAGACTGCGATTGTGACAAATACAAGCATAAAAAAACGCGAGAATCCCGACGTTGCAACCCATAGCGGGTTTGCGTATTTCGGTATCATGGCAACTATCAGGTAGTGAGAGAGGTACATCGAATATGATATCTCTCCGAGGAAGTACAGTGTTTTATTTGGGCGAATTTCATGCGACTTCTGATATGCGACAACTCCAAGGAATAGGAGAATGGACCACATTCCGAACCCTTGTGGCCCGAAACCTGCTGCTTGCTGAGATGTGAAGAAGACGATGAAGATTCCAAGTCCAGAAAGAAGGATAATCGAGGCGACTTCCTTGCTTATCTGGTGCCTTGAGATGAAAAGCTCAGCCGCGACCATTCCGACTATGAACTCATAGAACATTGTGGATGATGCGAACCTGGCGAGATATGCAAATGGCTGGTCAATCGCATAGTCAACAGAGCGGGACGCGGTGATCCATAACGCGCTGTCGAACGCTAGTTGTAAAATGACTATCTGAAGCGCCAATGCCGCACAACAGATTGCAGTCCGCCATCTGTGGCTCACATACATAGCTGCGCAGAAGACAGCGTAGAACCACAGTTCGTACGTTAGCGTCCAGGCCGGCCCGTGGATGTTGAAGCCAAACGTCGGGGCGCCCATCGAGTAGTCGCGGTTGAGGGGAATTGTGGCCCGCACTAGAGTCATGAAATCGGTCTTTGCGTATACCGTCAGGCCGCCGACGATCATTGTCAGTATCAGGAGAGGATAGATACGGAAGATACGCCTCGCCGCGAAATCGAGGGGGTTCGCCGCTCGTTTGCTTTTCGTAGCGAAGACGATGATGAAGCCACTAATCATGAAAAATATGTCGACTCCGACGGCTCCCCCGCCGAACAGGTTCGAGCCAAGGGCTTTCTCTGCGTAGACGTTGTCAAGCACAAAGCGAAAGTGGAACAAGACAACGATCAGAGCGGCTATGCCGCGCAGGTATTGGATTCCGTAGAGCATTTCTTTCCCTTCTGCAAATGCGCGGATCAGCCGCGAATGATACCGGCTGTTGTGGCTTGCGTCGCGACCTGCGTCCTGGCAATTGGTGGGAAGGGGGAATCCTGGGGGAATCAATCCCCCAAACAGCGATTAATGAACATGAAGCAGGATGCTCAAATGGTGCATGGATTCAGGCTCTCCTGGCTGTAGGTGGCAGAGAATAGGGGTCGAAAACGGATTCGAAATCCGTTGAGTCAGCAATGGCTCCTAGGGTTCA